AATGAAAGGATAGTGCGCTCACGCCAGCGCACGCATGAAAAATCTATCGAAATTTTAACTAATCGGCATAATGTAAATTGTCGTCTTCGCCGTATACGCTTCGTGGATTTCATCAAATACTCCACGTGCTCTATTTTCTGTTTTGTATTATCCGAGTATCATCTTTGAGACACCAACAGAAATTATATATTTTCCATCGACAGATATGTCGTAATTTTCAAATTCAATTGATTTTGTTTTGTCTTGGTTTATTATTCTCATTTTCTCTCATGATCCATGCCGGTTTGATTGTTTCCGGCATGGTTTTTTGTTTAATTACTATAGGTTTTAGTTTTAAAAGCGATCAAGATATAGATTCTGCACTTATTAGGCGGTGGTCGTCCTCTTCTCATTTTAGTCTCCGTGATATATTATTATTCACACCAGTTGAGCATTTACTGGATGGAATCTCATTGATTTGTTTTCTGCCATTTATCTTTGTGTTCCATCTGGCATTCAACCATTTCCCGGATGTTTATTCTCTCTTGCTTTATTCCGTGCCCCTGACGAAATAGCTCACATTCAAGTACGTTTCCACATTTGGAGCATTCATCCGTAATTTCTTTACCAAATATCCGCATCTCTATTCTCCTGCAAGAAATAATGTGATTTTTTCAGCCAATGCATACGCTTCCTTTTCACATCCGCGTCCGTATTCGCAAATTGTCGACCTGATTCCATCAAGTAACGCATGATAGAATACATCATGTTTCTGTATCTCATCCGTCACAATCTGGCAAGATGTTTCAAGTACGACTCCGTGCGCTTTTTCTTTTATGATTCTATCTTCAGTCATGTTGTTCTCCTCTTACACCCGATTATCATTAAACGAAAACGAAAACGTTTGTGATTCAGGCACTTTCAAACCACACAATGCACATGTTAGCCGAATCGCAGTGTTCCTATCTCCGCATTTTTTGTAAAACTCACAATAAATCTCATAAAACATATCAACAGCTTTTAGCATTTCTTTATCAACCATCAGATAACCCTCCAAAAGTTTTTCACATCTTCTACCCTGAACATAGCATTCACAGAGTCTTTATTGTAAAAACAAATGATTTTCACATCTAGGAATCGGAAGGACTCGAACCCTCTTCTCTGTCGCGATCAGTGTTCTACCAGTTGGACTACAATTCCTTAACCGCCGTCTGACGGTTAGCAACAATATTTATCGTACCGTTCGTTGCACTATGCGGTTATTTAATGTTCATATCGTTTTACCGCCAATCTACACGCAGCTCTTTTATTCCTCAAGCAGTAGTTGGAGATTTTAGAGTCTTTACTGACTATTTTCCATCAGTTACTACCGTGTCTGCACCTTGAACAGTTACCCAGCCAAATTTGTTTCTTGCCTCAGCTTCTTTCATCCGAATCAGCTCATCCGTAATCGAAGCACTGATGATTTTATTTGACTCAGCTTCAGCCTGAGCTTTCGTAATCTGAATCTGCGCATCTGTTTCAGCCTGAATCTTCTCAGTCTCTTTCTGAACCTTGATTTTTTCCTGTTCAGCTTCTGCTTGCTGCTTTTCTTGTAATGCAGTCACGCGATTATCAATAGCTTCTTTCAGTTTCTTGTCTGGGTGAACATCAATGATTGATGCATCCAGAACTTCAATTCCGTACTTATCGGAAAATTCGCTATTCAGGTAATCAGTCAGCTCAGAATTGAGTTTTGATCTGTTTCCAGAGTAAATATCCATCATGGAGTAATTCGTCGTAATCTCTGAAATTTTCGATTTCAGAACAGGCTTCACACGGCTTTCGATGATATCGTCACCGTCCATACCTTTGAACTTCTTGTATGTATCTACAAGCGTATCCGGGTTGTATCGATATGACATCTGAAAACTGATTGCAATACTTGCATCATCAGAAGTAGCAACCTTAAAAGAGTCATTTCCCTTGCTGCCCTCTCTCTTGTCTTTCGACATTACCAAGATTTCATTACTTGTTGAGAACTCTTTTACTTTTTTCATCGGACCTACAAAATTCAATCCAGGTGAAAGCGTTTCTTTCTGTACTCCATCCCTATACGTGTAGACTATACCAGTCTGTCCAGTCTTAATCAATTTGCACGAACTGACCGTGAACGCTGCACCGATAACAGCTGCAACCACTACTACCGCGACTATTCCTTTTTTCTTCATTCGTCCATTTTCCTCTCTTTAATTTCTTTTTCTGCTTTCGCATTATCTTTAAGGATTGAAAGTAAGATTTTATTTCCTACCCAAGCCAAAAGCATTCCGATAATCAAAAATACAGTTAAGGCACCTACAAATACTACAAACATCTTAACTCACCGCCTGTGCTACAAAATATAATAAATTTCCAATAGATATTAACAACAATCCTACCGTGATTCCAATGTTGATTCCATCCCTACGAGCTTTCAACATGAAGTACAGCATAGAAGTAAACATTGCTACCATTATCAAATTTGCAATCAAGAAAATTAAGTTGATTATCATTTTAGATATCTCCTTCTCATTGGCAATCCGTGAAGTTTTCTCCAGTTATTATCAGCTCGCCGCCCTAAAATCATCCGTCTGATTTCTGGCGGTATCTTACGTATATTAACTGTAATGCTCAACGCTTTTCCATCGAACGGAAGAAGATCCTCTACGGAAATATCCGGAGATATATCATCAACAAATATTTGATTTCTTGTTACCGGGATATAGCTGTTTTTATGTTCATCGAAAATAAATAGTGAATCATTTCTTTCATCTTCGCCCATCAAGGAAACCTCCTAAATTGCATTCACGCTCTGAAATGCCTTAATCATCTTCGGAAACTGAATGGCTACCCAGTCAACAATTGTCTCTTCGTGCCCGAACTGTTTGTAATGTTCGTAATTTGATTGAAGTCCGCTTTCAGCAAGGAAAGCATGTATAATCTCATGCCGTAGCTGCTTTCGCATCAGTTCATCAAAATCACCAACTTCATTTACGTTGTCATCTCTGATTCTAATTTCTCTCGATGTGTAATCACAATAACCATCAATATCTTTATCTTTGAATGGTTCCCTAATCACTTTATATTCAGTTCCAAGAATATTTACTGTTGTCATTTTCAAAGCATCTCCTACAGGTATTTGAGAATCAAGCTAATAACTGCCATAACCGCAATCACAAATGTTATCATGTAAGTGAATCCAATAATCATAAACAATATCTTCTCACCTGTTTTGTAATTGGTTGTACAAGTAAGCCTGAATTTATTACTGGCACTTAAAGTATTGAAATACACTCTTGTAATAATAAAAAGTGCTATGCTGATAACTAATAGTATTAAAGTGATTTTGATTAGCATATTGATTCTCCTTTAGTGGGGGCTTTTTGTTTTTTGGGGAATTCGGAGGACTTAGTAGCGGCTTTTTCAAGTTCTCATTTAACCCCCTCCCCCGTTTGATCTGTATTTTTCAATCTATACGACAAACACTTATTTGTCACATACATAAGCATTGTTTTTCTACGGGTTCGTTTAATTTCGTAATGTGTTCAATGATTTATTTTATCATTTTGTTTTCTGCGCATTGAAATAATAAAATATATCAATCTTTTTCTTCGATTCCTTCCGGTTCTACGGGTCCGAGCCTTGGCAGCTGTTGCGCTGTGAGCATTGGTTCGCGTTCTTTTTCCCTGCTGACTCCTGGTAGGTTCCAACTGTGCCAGTGATTAAGTGACGGCAATACTTTCATCGGGTTAGTCTTGTGATCTTGTAACATAGCTTCTAAACTCTGTTCATTGTCAGACATAATTTGTTTAGCGAAGTCTATTTTCTGACTATTTAATATATTGCTACTTCCTTTACCATCAAAATAACTACTACCATTATTCCAGTTATATAACGTCTGCTTAGTTATTCCAGTAAAATCTAAGAACCCTTTAATATTTAATATCTGGTTATGGCTAAGACATATATGTTTATATATATTATATGCGTTTATAACCTTGGTGTCGCAGTATTCCCTGTAGTTATCATCATACAACAGTTGTCTAACGTTAGGCTTTATGATGGTATCGTGAATAGTATTAATAATATCTAACCATACTACCGGCGGTATGTTACTCTCGTCAATACCTGCATCAATGCAATAATTTGTGATCAGGTCTTTAACCACAGTCTTGAGATTATCCGGAGTTATAGCCATGCACAAATCATCGTCAGATTGTAATTCTTGTTCTTTCTTTCTCCTTGCCATGTTCTACACCTCCACACCTAAAAAAATAACGCCCACAAATAGATCTTGGTACTGATCCATCTGTGAGCGTGTTACACTTCTTTCTTGCCGTCCTTGCTCTCTTCTCCTATCCTTTGCAGCTGTTTACTCCCTCACACGGCATCCGGGACAACTTGCCAATAATCATATCGGCGGGATTCGGTTCTG